CCCTGATGATTTTGCCGACATTCTTTATAATGTGGGCGGTGAGTATGGGAATCCGATGTTAGTAATAGAAAACAACAATATTGGATATGCAGTACTTAAAAAGTTATTAGATAAAGGGTATCCTAATCTATACCATTCTAGTAAGGGAGATCACCAATACGTCGATCCAATAACAGCTCAATGGCACTCAAGCGCCATTCCGGGCTTTACAACTTCCTCGAAAACGCGGCCCCTCATCGTTGCCAAGATGGAAGAGTTTATGAGAAACAAACTAATTAAGATTAATTCGAATCGTCTTTTGTCGGAAATGAAAACTTTTATTTGGCACAATGGGCGGCCAGAAGCAATGAGGAGTTATAACGACGATCTAGTTATGTCATTTGCAATCGGTTGTTGGGTGAGAGATACAGTAATTGTGGAGAGTCAGAGAAGTGTTGAATATAGCAAACAGTTTTTGTCTTCGATATCTACATCGGACACACAGATTTCTACAACCATTCCCGGTATGAAGGGGCATAAAACAATAAAAGAAAAGGATAGGGCTGCTCACGCGAATATATTCAATGAGCAATATATAGCCCTTATTAAAGGATAACCCATGGCAGGCAAAAACGGAAGTAACCCGAGAAATCCAGATTCTCCATTATTTAAGAGATTAACTAGATTATTCTCGGGCCCCATTGTAAACTATCGGGCTCAAATCGCTCGACAAGAACGCCGCAATGATTTAGATAAGTATCGATATCGTTTCCGTTCACTGAGCGGTCAAGAGTTCAAGCGCGCCACAGACAATCTTTCCAAGAATTATAATCTCTTGTCATCGCATGCGATGCGCAACCAGAACCGCGGGGAGAGATACCAAGACTTTGATCAGATGGAGTATATGCCAGAGATCGCTTCAGCAATGGATATCTATGCCGACGAGATGACGACGTCTAATGAGTTTGACCAGCTTCTTACAATAGACTGTCTTAATCTTGAAATTAAGACCATTTTAGAAACTCTTTTTTATGATGCATTAAACATCGAGTTTAATGCTTTTGGTTGGGCCCGCTCAATGGTTAAGTTTGGAGATTTCTTTTTATATTTGGATGTCGACGAGCAGATCGGCGTCAAATCAGTTATCGGATTACCCAGTTCTGAATTAGAGAGACTAGAAGGACAGGACCCGACAAATCCAAATTATGTACAGTTCCAGTGGAACGGCGCTGGTATGACCTTTGAAGATTGGCAGGTCGCTCATTTTCGTATTTTAGGTAATGATAAGTATAGTCCTTATGGGACATCAGTCCTGGACTCCGCCCGCCGCATCTGGCGCCAGCTTGTGTTAATTGAGGATGCCATGATAGCATACCGCGTAGTGCGTGCCCCCGAACGTCGGGTCTTTAAGATTGACGTAGGAAATATTCCACCGCAGGATGTCCCCCAATACATGGAGAAGGTGAAGACCGAGATGAAGCGTAACCAAATGGTGAACGCTTCTACTGGTCGCGTAGATTTGCGTTACAATCCTCTATCTCTAGAAGAGGACTATTTCATTCCGATGCGGGGCGGGGTGGGCTCCGATATTACTTCGCTACCTGGCGCCAAATCTTTGGATGATATTGAGGATGTTAAGTATTTGAGAGACAAGCTGTTCGCAGCCCTTAAGGTGCCGCAGTCTTACCTCACCAACCTAGACGGAGACAACGAAGACAAAACTACGTTAGCTCAAAAGGACATTCGGTTTGCCCGAACCATCCAGCGCCTTCAGAGAGCCCTGATTTCTGAACTAGAAAAAATCGCAGTTGTTCATCTTTATACTATTGGCTTCCGCGGCGAGGACCTGGTGAGTTTTAAATTAGCTCTCAACAATCCCTCCCGGCTTGCGGAATTACAGCAACTGGAGTATATGCGTACCAAGTTTGATATTGCAAACTCGGTTCCCGAAGGGGTCTATAGCAAGCGTTGGCTTTCCAAAAACATTTTGGGAATGTCGGACGAAGAATTCTTGCGCAATCAACGAGAGTCCTTTTATGATAAGAAATATCAGCAAGCTCTCGAAGGAGTACAAGAACAAGCGGCCGCAGACGAGATGGGCGGGGGTCTAGGCGGCGATCTTGGAGGCGACCTCGGAGGAGACCTCGGAGGAGATCTCGGTGGCGAAGACCTTGGAGGCGCCGCAGGAGGCGAAGAAGGAGGCGCCGAAGGAGGTGAAGACTCTGCACTTCTGACAGCTCCTGCTCGCCGCGAGGATCGACCTGGCCCGGCCCAAGATAGAATCTCGCGCCGACCAGACGGCCGTCGCGCTGGCGGCCCTTCGCGTCGCCATCTTCGAAGTCTTGTGGCCCCCGAAGTTCCCACTGGTCGAGCAGAGAAACGACGCGTCGGCCATTCCATTGGTCGCGTTGGTGTACCCGATCTTCGAGCCTTAGTTAGTCTACAAGAGAATGATGCATCTATTTATACTAAGGACGAGGCAGTATTAATGGAAAGTACCACCAACATCCAGCGACTTATAGCTCAACTGGAGAGCAAAGAGAAAGAGGCGGAACAGGATGAAACACAACAAGAAACGTAATACTGCATTTATTTATGAAGCTCTTGTTAAAGAGTTTACAAAGGCGGTGTTAGAGACCAATCTTCCCCGTAAAGATATAGCCATGGCAATTCTTAAGGAACATTTTTCGAAGGGCACTCTTTTGGCTGAAGAACTGCAGTTGTACCAGACTTTACTCGAAACTAAAAATGTGAAGAGTGATTTGGCGGAGCGTCTTCTTAGTGAGACCCGGGCCGCACGAAAGGCTCTCAACGAGGCAACCCTTTTTGATGCTCAGTCTAAAGTGATTGCTGCAATTAATAAAAATCTAGGCTCTGAAGTTTGGGCAAATTTTGTTCCCAACTTTAAAACCTTGGCGTCTATTAGTTCGATTTTTAATACCAAAGCTACCGTTAAACAGAAGGTATTGTTTGAACAAGCACTTATAGATCGTATGACGCGCCGCCATGAACCCCACACAGAAGATCTGAAATCGATAGATAATTTGACTTATCGATCCTTTATTAAAAAATTTAATAATAAATATAGTGGACTTTTAGAGGAACAAAAAGATTTTCTTAATAGATATATTACCTCATTCGCGGATGAGGGGTTTGAGCTGCGTGTCTATCTCAACGAGGAAATTGCAAGACTTAAAAGTCTAATTAGTAAAACGGTTGAGGATAGCACTGCTGATACGCTCATTCGCGAAAAGTCACAAAGTGTGGTGACGTATTTAGAAAATATTAGAAAGCGCGAGTTTGTGCCGGATGATATTACTAAGCTGCTGAAGACTCAGGCCTTGGCAAAGGAACTGGTAAACAATGATTAAGATCAAGATCGGCGGCCCCCAAGCAACAGTTGAACTCAACGCGCGAAAGGCGCTGGATGGGTCGCTGCTGGTTATGGATCATAAAAAGATTGATATCGCCGTTATACCAGAAAAGATGAAAGTAGTCACCTTCCCTAAGACCACGGCTACGGAAGATGTGTATGATTACCAAAATCGCCTACTGGAATTGTTGGCCGACAAAGGAATTATCGATCGCGGAAGCATTCAGGGGGGGAATGTATTTCGATCCCTTGAGGGGGCTGTATTTCCTAATGAAGAGGTTAACTCATTGCAGGCCGCAGTTTATGTGATTGCGGAATTCATCAATTATGAAGCCAGTATCGAGAAGGTAGCAGATCAGTACGAGCAAGAACTCGAAGATATGTACACCCATCCGTCCGACCGAGATTCGACGGAGTACGGCGAAGTCCCGCAATATGCGGAGAAAGGGTCTATGCGTCCTGGGTATTATTACTATCCGTTACGCTACCGATATTAAATGGAATTAATACATTTTATACTTGCCGCTTACGGCATGACATTCATCCTTATACACGGACATATCTTTAATAAGATCCGGCCACCTTGCAAATCGATGTGGGGCTTCGGCCGTTTGTTCCATTGTCATTTGTGTATGGGATTCTGGGTTGGAGTGTTTCTTTGGGGCGTAAGTCCATATACCGAACTATTTAGTTTTAGCAATCAGCCCATGACAGCATTCATGTGCGGTTGCATTAGTGCTGGAACATCATACTTCTTAAGTATGTTGGTCGAGGACTACGGGATCCGAGTGGTCCATAAAGGAGGTGAGCAATCATGAAAAAATGGATGATCCAACCAGTTCGACGTTGCTGCTCCGGCAGTTGACTACTTTAAAGGAATAATATAATGGCACGCAGAAAGAATGTAAAACGAATTGACCCAAGATACTTCTTGAACGAGACAGTTAATCGTGGGGAAGAAAATCTAGAGGAGATCTTCGGATTCTCACAGAAAGAGAAATTTGCCAAGAAGGTCAAGGGAATTCTTGCGCAGATTGACAAGGCCGCGGGAAAGTATGGCGGCCGCCCAGTCCATGATAGAATCAAAGAGCCTTTTGCCATGGCTTTAGCCAAGGGCGCCGATCAGCGCACCGCAAAGATGAGCTACCTGGAGGCTCTGGAGGCCTACGACCTTGAGCAAGAAGAGTATCAAGCTGTGAAACAAGTTTATGCGGAGGAAGAAACCGGATCGGACCGCGACGCAAGGCGCGCCAAGGAAAAGCGTATGTCTGACCGAAGAACTCAGGCAGACATCGATGCAACCAATCAGCGAGGCAAGGACGCCCAGAGCACAGCAAAGGGTGCCGGGGCCCTTAAAGACTTCTTTGATGGTTATAATATGACCCTTAGAGGTGGCTCACTCAAGAAGAATATGAAGTCGGGGGAT